GTCAACTTTAACATTATTTTCTTCCATCAATCTGATAAAACTTTTTGTAAACTGTCCAATACCACCGTGTGGTACTAGTGTTTGATAACTAACTAAAAAACCAATTCGTTTATTGTATGTTTTCATTCTTCTGAATTAGGAAAAGGCCATACTGCTTTAGTGTTTACTGTACCTGACTCAACAACTGATTCTTTTGTTTCTTCTTTGATTTCTTCTCCGTCGGATCCGTATTGTTTACCTTCATTTGGACCATCAAGTCGTGTAAAAACAGGATCACAATCAATAATCATTTCATTATCACCTTGTGTCCAACCTTCTTGTTCTTCTAATTCATAGTAACTATTTTCTTCAAGAAATTCTTCCAGCCATTCACGGGTTTCTTCATCACACTCATCTGTGTCAACTTCTTCCCAACAACCGTCCCATGTTTCTAAAAGTTCTACATCATAGCCACAATCCCATAAATTATCACCTGCACTAATTTCAGGAACATTCTCATCTTCAGTTTCACATTCAAATTCACCCCAACGCCATCCAGTTTCAACCACTACAGTGTTATCACCGTTATGATAATATTGTCTTTCAACGATTGACTTCTTCCAAGTTGGTTCTATTTTCCATAATGCCATTGTTTTTCTCCTTTAAATTATTGCCGTATTAATTTTAAAATATGATCATCAGTATTACGCCAACGAACTATTATTGGTTCTGGGTAATCATTAATTATTGCTTCACCCCTGTATGCATATTTTAACCAAATAAGTTTGTTTGATAATTCGCAACGATGAGGTAACCATGCAAACTGCCAACTCCATACAGCGTTGTCAGCAAAATATGCATATGGATCCCATGTGTATTTTGTATCTGGTCCTATCATGTTCCCCATTCATTTTTAAAAAGTGGTACTTGCAATCTATCACTATAACGCAAACCATGTTTCATTGCAAGTTCTGCGACAGTTCTGTTGTTTAATGTATACACGCTTTCAACACCACCTACGGGCATTAAATATGCATGACCATCAAATCCTTCTTTCTTGTATAAATCAATAACCTCTAATGCCTCATCAACATCGTCTTTTGATGCTACAACAAATTTTAAATAAGTGTGACCCAAATCTTCATACTCACGCACAACGTCAGGTCGAATTGCATCTTCATGTTTCTCCCCGCTTACACTTAGTTTAGGACTTACACTAAACGTAAGATTATGATAACCGTGTTTGTGAGTCCACTTCTCTAAGTATTTTCTAAAGTCTTTTTGTAAACTTTGTGTGCCGTTAGTTTCAAAAGTAATATCTTTGAGCTTTTTAAGTTTATCATGACTTAACAGATCGGGATAACTTTTTTGCCAACCTAATAACGGTTCGCCACCGGTTATAACCAAATGTATGTCACGCCATTTATTGTCAGGTAATAGACCAATAATAGATTCAGCAATCGTGTCAATATCATATGTTTGGCTTAAATCTTTGAATGCTGGATGCCAGCTAGCGTAGCTATCACACCCTGTACTTACTAATGGTAATTCGTGATAGAATTTAAATTCACTAATACGTCCCGCAATTTTATCTGCTTCAGAAGAACATTGACCCTTAGGCATGCCAAAGCCAGCGCATTTAAAGTTACAACCATACGTCCTAAGAAAGACTGAGGGGACACCCATAAATCTACCTTCACCCTGAATACTATAAAATAATTCTGCTACTTTAATTTTATTCATAAATTTTTGACCATAATTTAAGTTTATCTTTTTTCTGTTGTTTATATAGATCAAGCCTATCCTGATCTAATATACCTTGTTCTAACAGAATATCTACTAATGCTAGTACATCACCTATTTCCATTTCTAACATTGCTCTGTGAGTGTGGTTCATGTCTGATTTATAGTGTGCTGTTTCTAATCCAAAACGACGAATTTTACTGACTTCTACAATAACTTCAGCACATTCTTCTTGTAGTATACCTAATGCTTCTTCGGTTTTATTGTTCATGTTTTTGGTATATTATACTCACGGTTGTATTGTGATTCTATGCTGGTACTTGGATCAACACCAGGATACTTAATATTACTTTCAACAGGTAGTCCAAATCTTTTTCGAATATTCTTTTTGTCTGCTTGACTGCCACAGCAATCAGCACATTCTTTTATGATTAATTCAGCAAAGATTAGATTGTATTGATCTATCCAATCTTCTACGCTAAGAATACCTTTGGGCACTGATTCTTTTGCCTTGTCGGCAACTTCTTGAATTTTTGTATTCATGAGTTATACCCAATCATAAGTCTTTTCAAAAATTTCTTTGTCACAAATATAGAGTTCACCGTCTACACCACGCATTAGATAATCACCAGGCTTACCTTGTTTGTAGTTACCTTCTAATGTGTTTACTCTAAATTCCTCATTGACTTGTGTAGCATGAACTACGATTGGTCTTTTCATACAACCATCCATACCTTCTACTTGTTCAAATGTATCAAATGTTTTCATTCTTCAACTCCAAAATGTTGTTTAATCATATTAGCACATACATCTGCTGTAGAGCTAGTATCGTGTTCTACTAAATTGCAACGGTATGCTGTGCTTTGTATACCTGACTGATTTTCACATACACTTATACACTCACGAATAATCAATTCCGCAAATTGTTTTTGATCAACTTGTGGCACACCTAATATTTCATACGTAGATTGTTTAAGCAAATCTTTTACTAAATCATTCATAGTAAATCCTCATTCCATTCACGATGACCTTCTCTGTAAGCCATATTGCTTTGCGTTTCACGAACCTCTACACGATAACACCAAAGTCTATTTGCTTCTCCTGAGCCCCACATATCAGGAATATACACGCCATTGACGTATTTGTAAAGCATATCGGCTAGACCCTCACACCCTAAACGTGGTAATATGGTTAATTTAGCCAACTTCTTTTCTTGTAGTAACTTAAATGTTTGTAATTCTGGGTCATCTTCTGCTACTAATAGTGTATGATCAAATTGATCCTCTAGTATTGACTTTAATTCTTTTAGACCACCATAGTCTGCTGCCCAATTACGAACATCTAGGTGATCAGTGCCAAAATAAAACTTCATTGAAAAACTATAACCATGTATTAGATTACAATGACTATCTGCACGCCATTGACGATATGCGCAGGGAAAACTATCATGGTATTCTTTTGTGCTTACATATTTGTAAGTTCTTGATGGGTAAACTTCGCTTAAGTACATATGTCTCCTTTATTAGCAAGACATGCAGAATTTCTATAGCGGGGTGAATGTCTAAGACCGCTGTCTTTTGTTCCATTTATTTATTACTTCTTCTACTGTATCCGCAAACATTTGTGCAGAACACCCTCCCACTTCTTCAGCACAGTTTATTGACCAAATAGTTTTTTGTCTATTATATGGGTAAACTGTTTCATGCCAAAAATCTTGTTGATTTAAGTCATTACCGCAAAATGGGCAGGGCTTTAACTTCATTATTTACCATTTTTGTTTTTGTTCATGTGCTTCTGCAACACGCTTACGCAAGTTACTAGAACTAAAACTATGGTCACGACTGTTAAAAACTAGTTCAATACCTTTTTTACGACAAGCTTCATCACCACTGAATCCTTTAGTTGCATATTCAACGCCTAGTATACGCACATCTATGGGCAATGTCAAAAGAATATCTACCAAATCTTGTTCAGTTTGATACACAACTACTTCATCAACATATCTACATGATGCTAATTGTATTTGTCTTTCAACAATACTTTGAACTGGTTTGTTTTTTGTTTCTGGCCTATCAATAGTTGGATCTGTTTGTAATCCTGCAATTAAATAATCACAGTGATTTTTTGCTTCAGCTAACATTGCAACGTGACCTGCATGTAACAAATCAAATGTACTGAACGTTATTCCTATTTTTATACCTTTTGTTTTAAGGTCTTTTATCTTGTCGAAAATCATCTTTATCTTTCCTTAAAGGGCAATCACATTCTTGTCTACCTTGCATACAATTGCCTGTGCAACCAGGTAAATTCATAAACAAATATATTATACCGCAAAATACTACAAATGTTAATATGGTAATTAATATAGTCATGATTTACCCATCCTTGCAATACTTAAGAATTCATTTCTAGCAGCTGGATCAGATTTGAACCCACCACCGAGACGAACTGTAACTGTAGAACTACCTGTATCTTCTACGCCTCTACTCTTAACGCAATAATGTTGTGCGTCAATCATAACAGCAACATCTTCTGTTTCAAGTATAAAACAAAGTGCGTGAAAAATTTGTTCAGTCAATCTTTCTTGTATTTGTGGGCGTTTGCTGAAGTACTCAACGATACGATTGATTTTACTTAACCCTAATACTTTCTGTTTAGGTACATACGCAACAGTAGCAAGACCATCGATGACTACAAAGTGATGTTCACAATTACTTTGTACATTGACATTACGCTCTACAACCATTTCGTTGTATTTCATTTTATTGTCAACTGTTGTACACTTAGGAAATGCATCGTAATCAAGTCCCCAAAAGATTTCGTTGACGTACATCTTTGCAACTCTTGTAGGAGTTTCAATAAGACTATCATCGCTCATGTCCAACCCTAAGGTCTTCATAATCTGATGAAAGTAACCTTCTATAGCTTCGATTTTTTGTTTTCGTTCCCAATTATTAGGTTTCATAGGAGTTTCAACTCCCATTTTAACTAAGTATTCGTGAACTTTTTGACCCAGTTCTGGATCAGTTTTTGTTTTGTTGTATGACATTTTGATTTCCTTCCTTACACGGATTAAATTTTTGAAGTTTGCAACCTTTGTGTTGCATGTTTATTTATCTCAGTTATTATAAAATGTTTTTTTCATATAATCATATGTACTGGTAACAATTGTTTTCAAATCACTATGTTCAGGCATCCAACCTGTATCTTCTATGAATTTTAATGGATTAGCAATAAGTTCACTAGGATCACCTTGTTGCCTATCACTATACGATATATGTACCGGTACTTTGTTATGTTCTACAAAGGAATGAATAATTTCCAAATTACTATATCCTCGACCAGTGCCTAAATTATATGCTTCAAAATCACCATCCTCAAATTGGTCGCTGAGTTCTACAGCCATCAAATGTGCTTTGGCAATATCCATAACATGTGTATAATCTCGTACACAAGTACCATCTTCGGTATCGTAATCATTTCCGTTTAACAGAAACGGTTTGCCAGACAATGCTGCTGTTGCTACTCTAGGAACGATATGTGTGTCATCTTTTCTATTACCCAACTCACCGTCTAAATCACACCCAGTCGCATTAAAGTATCGTAATGCAATCGCTTTCATACCATATGCGATACAAAAATCTTTAATAATTTGTTCACCCATTAACTTACTCCAACCATATGGGCTTACTGGTTCTTTATTATCTGATTCAGATATAGGAACGATATTATTGTTTCCATATATTGCTGCACTGCTAGAAAAAATAAAACTACCTTCCCAATCAGGATATGCATCTTTTAAACCATAAAGCGTATTATTAAGTTTTTTAACATTGTTATAATAATATGTAAATGGATCTTTGACACTAGGTCCAACTAATGATTTACCTGCACAGTGAACCACTGCATCTACATTATTTTTACCTGCAAGATAATACAAATTATCTTCGTAGTCCTGCATATAGCATGAATCCAAATATTTTAATACATTTTTTTCACAGTGTTCAAGTGTATAATGATTATCTAATCCAATAACATAGTAGCCATGCTGCTTAAATAATTTAGCAGTATGGCTACCTATAAATCCATGCGCACCAGTTATTAAAACTTTTTTCATTTAGGAAAAATGTTTATTTAATACTTCAAGTTTATCTTCATACTCAGCAATGATAGCGATTTCTTGTTCTACTGCTGACATCCAATCAGTATGATCATGAATACCCATTGGCTTTTTTAACATAATTTCTATGTTCATTTTATGCTTCATAACATTTGCTGAAAAATACACTCTAAGTGTTTCAATCATCTGTTCTCTCATAACTTCTCCTTAAAATTTAGTTTCACTTACATGCTTGCGATAATCAGTACTCATTCTTAGATACTGTTCACCTTGTCCAGTGATTATATCACAGATACGATCAATCGTCTTGTCATTATAGTCACTTATTTTTCCCATATTAATATGTGGGTGTTTCAACAGCTTAAATAATTTTGTTAATGCATCGTTTATTGACCAAGGAATGTAAAGTCGTTCATGGTCATTCGCAAAAGTCTCAGGGAAAGACCTATAAGCAGGATATAGAACATTGCAACCCAGAGTATCTGCTTCACTGACTGTGTTGGAAACCCAATCTTGAAGGGCGCAATTAAACAGCACACGACTATCAGCAAGCAGAGCATAATAATCATTTTTCTCTAGATCCTCATATATTTTTAATTTACCTTCATCTACAAGGCGTTTAGTTCTTTCCATATAACTACTATTGTTTGATTTTAGTTTGCTACCACTAAACACAGCAAACTCAATCTCATGTTGTTCATATCCTTCCCAATATGCCATTTTACTTCTTCTATGAAATTCTTCAATCAAATCCATATAAAAGTCAGGTTGCTTTTCTTGATCCCAACGTGCTGAAAAACAAACACGTAGTTTTCTTTGATGAAATGGTTTTAATTCACTCACTCTACTACGAACTTCATCCTTACCAAATGCAAGACCACTGATATTGTAAATTTTCCCCTTCCAACCAGCAATCTTCATATGTGCAACCATTTCTTCATTGGTTGCAAGAATTATGTCTGCGAACGAATCAACCATCTTTTCATAGTGGCCCATCCATTCTTGCATACCCCATACGTGAACGAAATCATCGGGATCAATAGTTTGTGCAAGACAGCGAACGGCAATGCGAGGACGGTTAATAGGATCAATTTGATTGAGAATATAAGGTAAGCTTTCGATACCTGGTTGAAACATGTCCTCAAAGTATACAACATCTGCATGATTTATTTCCCCTGCCTTCATCATTTTTACAAGATTCATCATTTGGCTCATACCGTAGTATGTGCGACCGTGTGCATCAAGTACTTGACCAGTTACAATTGCTTTGTCATTACTTAGTGTGTCACCTGGCACTATAACATAGTCAATTTTACGTTTTTCAAATACACTACGATTCCATTCTTGCAATTGTAACGTATATCTTGCCTTATATGGTTCTAATCCCATATAATATAATTTTCTCATTGTTTGTCCTTATAACCAACCACCTGCTCTTAAGATACCTACAATACCTACTAGTATCCAAAAACCATTTAACAATGTGTATGCTTTATCTTTCTTCAAAGTTGCGCAGTATGTTAACAGTATAGCATCTAGTGTGTTAACTACCCAAACAAGCATAAATGGACTAGCTGGGCCTAACCACGACACTAATGTAAAACAAAAGATTCGCATTATTACTCCAGCCATTTCCATTTGAGGAATATGACTTTTTATAAAATTAAGAATTAAGTTCATAATTTTATGGTTTAGCGTTATCAAGCCAATTATTTTTTGGTTGTTTACCTGCAAGTTGTTTTGTATGTTGGCGATATGCAAATTGCTTCATGTCATACAAATGCGCTTCATCGTATACATACCCATACTCAACACAGAAATCTAGATATTTTTCTAGATCATCAAAAATTTGTTGAACTTTAGGATTAGATTGAATTGCTGGTTTACCCATTTTTGTTTCCTTTAAATTGAAAGTTGTTGATACGGTTTAGTTAAATTATAATGTATCTCGCAGCCGTTTTCATTATCTTCGGATACATTGATTACTACATTTCGGTTTGGATACCGATCTGCAATTCTTAAATATAGTTCATCTGCCATCATTTCGCATGACTTGTACTCCAATCGCAAACAATTCTCTTGCCCTGAATACAATGATTCCAACCATCGCTTGAATTGGATGAATTCGATATCACGGTCATTGTGATATACCTCGATTGACACCCTAAAATGAAAGATATGCCTATGAGGATAGCCGAGAAAGCTAACATCTTGTAGCAAAGGATTTTCAAGTGCTGCAGGATATTTGTGTATGCCCTCTTTTTGAAAAGTAACCCATATTTGTCTAGGTGCCTCATTCATTACCCTTTCAATTTTTTCTCTTTCACTTTGAATCATCTATCATCTCCATAGTCTAAATGTTCATGCTCATGTTCCCATTGCAATTTGTTTAGACGGCTTATTTCATCTTTAATTTGCAATTTACGTTTTTTCATCTCAGTCAATTTTTCAACTTCAACATGAGGATGATCACGTTCCATATCATCAATCTGTTTGTTTAGAACTCTATGCATTTCTTCCAAATGGATTATCTTAGCCTTATACATACAAAACTCCTATCAAAAATCATCTATCAGTTTCAGTGATAGTACTAATTTCATTTTTAACTTCTATAAACAAATCATTATACACAGTCATAGCGTTAGTTGTTTTTTTACCACTAAACCCTTGACTACCACTTTTAAATTGATCCCAGAACCAATTGTATTCTTCAATTTTGTTTAACGCTGTTTGTCTATCTTTACAGCCAATAATTTCATCAACAATATCTTTGTAAAGTACACGGTCAAACTTCTCATGCATAATCATTTTTGGTACAATACCTGTATCATATTTTCTGTTAGCTTCTTGTACTGCAACCATATGTTGATATACATTATGACTTTGAATTAATGTATAACTTAATGTGTCCCAACTTGTTTTAGTTTCTTTGTTATGTTGACCTATGAATCCAACACCTCTATAGCATAAGTCACTCATTGTCATTCTAGCAGTTATAGGACTATCAGTAAATACTTTATGGATACCATCAGCCAAAACGCCGTCACTAAATTTTCTTGTATCATTGGAATAGTTTTTATTTTCTGCTGTCTTTTCCATTTGATATGACCATTTGCCATTATGTTCAAATGTATTATTGAAATATGCTAAACCTTTTGCAGCACTGAAGAACGGACTTGCACAATCAAAACTAATTGTTACATTTGGATTTACATGTTTACGTAATGCTCTTTGTGTATCACTGAAAATAAGTGACCATTCTAATATAGATGTGCCAAGGCAATGAATCCAATCGTGAACTCCAGTTTGGAGTAAATCATCATGGATAATATGTACCAAACGTTTAAGAAAAAGACTGATATCAATTTTTGTCTGACCTCCAAATGCCCAACCATTGAAATAATTATCAGGATATTTCTTTGGATCGCAATAATCCTTCATCTCCTGATACCATTCATCGCTTTGTGTATGATTACGACCTTGCAATACATTTAAGAATTTGCATTTACCACTTCTGTTCTCAATAAAATATTTGTTATTGATATGTGTGGCAGTAATAGCATCTTCAATTGTTTCAATACCATGCCATGATATGCCACTACCTGGAATAGGATTTCCTTCTTTATCTTTTTTAAGTGTTTTTGGATCTTGTAAATGAAATGTAGTCAATGATTGTGATGGAATGTCAAGAACCATACCATAGTCCATATATGTATCCATCCATGATAACACTTGCTGACGTTTTTTCATCGCACGTGGGCAATTAGGATCCTTCCAATCAGCAGGCCATTGACATTTTAAAATTTGAAAACCACCTGAGTCACCTAACAAGAAAGTACCACTCTCACGTTCATGTACAATGCTTTCACCATTACCCTGTTTTTTAGGATCAAGTTCAGCATGACCTGCACTATACAATGCCCACTTGTATGGGAACAATGCTTGTTGACTGTTTAAAAAGTTAAGTGCTTCAAGATCGGGAATGCCTTGTGGTATACGTTCAGATGGAAAATAGTTTTCCCCCTTACGTTGTTTACCCAATCCAGTAATATAAAATGTACTGAGTGCAGGTAAGAACAGTGCCCAATCAGGATTATGTTTAGATGTTAGATTATCTTTTTCCATTAAGTATTATTTTGTATGTGCTGGAATTAGATAGCGATAAGTTGCGATACCACTGTCAATAGTAATCTCAAGGATACCTCTCTCAGAAACACGCATTGTTTTATCGCCTGCCATACTTAAAACTTGAATTACTAAATTGACCGGAAAGTGCAATACATTTGACAAAGATCCAGAAACATTTGGATAAAATACAAAGCTGCCACTATGTGTTGCAGGATCACCAAAATGAATTTTTAAATCATTATTTTCAAGTTTAAGTTTAAATTTATCTTCACCGCTATGAGCTTGTGCTTGTTTTTTAAGACGACCTATGCCTTCAACAGTAGGATTAAATTCTATATTCCAAGTTGTTCCTTTGAAGATTACAGTGCTAACTTTTTCTTTAACAATTGACTCTGCCATCAATCGATAATCGTTTACAAAGTCGCCACTTTTGTTTTCAAAGTGAATTGCTTTTGCTATATCGTTATCACGTTTTGTGCTTATTTTTGCGTTTTCATCATACTCATCGAACCCTAAAATTGTTTTGAGTTTGTTTAAGTTTGGCATACCAAATGTACCTATAAACTCAGGATCAGGATTCTTAAAAGAACCTTCAATCACAACCTTACCATCTTCGCTTTGTGATACTGCTGCAAATCCTGTTTCTTTGTCTGTGCCCATAATTTTTATCACATCAATGTCACTGAGACCATGAATGTGTGAAATTAAATCTTGTAAATTATCCTTCATATATTCTCCTTTAAAATTATTTAGGAATATCTTGTGTGTATTATAGTGGAATTTATTGCAAAAATCAAAATTGATTTAACCAAACGTGAAAAAATCATCAAATGTGCTTACTGTATCTGTACTTTTTCTAATATCCCAATCTAAAACACCCAACAAGTTATCAATCTTTTCATCTACTAATGTTTGTTCCATTGCTTCATCATCAAATGGTAATTCAATAAACCATTGCGGCAATCTTAATTCGTCAGTAGGATACGCAATACTTGTATATCCTAAAGGATTTTGTTTGAGTTTACAAACAACTATCTTCATTCCATCAACGATTCGTTGACTGTAGTTGTCCCCATTAGCCTGACGCAATCTATTCCAATTTAATGCTGCACGAACATGTCCAGGCATGTTAGCCTTACCCTGAGCTTTTTCTTTATCTCCGTACATAGTAAGATTGTTGACACTCTTTGGGCTACCTTTTGTCCAACTAGGTTGTTCATGCATATAGTTTTTAAAATCTTTTACCATCTTAACAACTTCTTCACGACCATAACCATCAAGTACCTTTTCTAGTACAGTCATTAAAAAGTCTTGTACGTATTTAGGAGTATCTGCACGTTTTAAATCAAGACCCATAGCCTTTATCTGTCCTGTTTTACCATTAACATCTTTGCGCTTACCTTCTTTGTCGTAAATGTTAATAGCATAACGTTTTTTGGTAATGAATATACTACGCTCACCAATCAATTCACGACCTGCTTTTATGATAGATCCATTCTTTCTTGGTGCATGAAACGCACGTTCCATAAATGATGGGAAACTATCATTAACCTGATCAGCAATTGAATCATATAGTCCTATACATAAATCTTTATCCCAATGTAATTCATTAGAATCTATTTGTGGTTTAAGTATAGGAAACGCACTAAAATAACATGAGTCTGTATCACCGTATACAATTGCTTGACCTTCGTGATTGTATTCGCCGGCGATACATTCATTGATTTGGCTCATCATGTGTTTAGTAATCTGGCGACCACTTAGTGTCACACTTTGACCTATTCGTTTGTCATAGAATCGGCAGTGTTCATTAAGTAGTGCGCCATATGCAGAGTTGAGTAGAATCTTTCTGACTAACTGACGCTTATCCCAATACTCACGGTCACTGTCTGTTGTTGATTCTTTTAGTTTCTTCTGCATATCTTTACGATCACTGTACCAGCGTGTGAGTAGACCTGGAATCACGCCTTCTTGCTCGTATGTAAAGATTGTACCGTTAGCACTAAGCATCCATGGCTTGTGACTATCGAATATCAACTTCCATATTTCAGCAGCACTCATTTCAGCACTGCGACCATCTTCAAAGTCAACAGTAAGCATAGTGCCACGTTCTTGATTCATAATCGCAGCATATTCTAATGCACCAAACAATCCTTCCCACAAAATACTACCTGTAACAGCATCATCACCTTCTTTGTGACGTTTCTTTTCACTTGCGAGTCTTAATCCTTTTTCTCGCATGTAGTTGTTAGTGAGTGACTGCCTGACTTGTCCAACGATTGTTTCTGGGGCCATGTTAAGGGCACGAATAACCGAGGGATAGAGCGAGTTGATATCAACGGCTCCGACATATTCGTGCATACCCCTTTTGGGTGTAGCAACATAGGCACCTGCCGCTTGCTGTTCATCATTGTTATCCTTTCTTGATTTATCGGGTACAACTAGTCCACGTTCATGTGCTTCATTAAAAATTGCTTGTTCAATCATTGCCACTGAACCCATAACAGTGGGTAATAATACAGTGTTTTCATGTGCAAGGGCGTTTGCTAAATCTAAAAACTTTAGCTTGTTGTGAATTTTAACCAACAACATGGTATCTTGACGATTATATTCTAAGAACTTTTTAAAATCCTTGTTGTATAACTGATCTAAAGTACCTTCATATTGTGTTTTGTTTTCACCAACCTCCATCTCACCGATGAAATCTAGTTTATAACTATGGCGACTTTCGTAATTGTATTTTTTGTACAATTGCAAATAGTCCATATGAATACGACCAATTAAGTCATAAGTTTGTTCTTCTTTTCCAAATCGTTCGTATGTACGTGCTTTAGGTAATTGATCAAGCAAACAAAAGTTTCTTGTGTCATCTTTGCTCATGATACGTGTTACACGATTGACCATGTAAGGTATATCATATCCTTCTGAGTTCCAGCCACTCATTACATCTGCATCTTCAATCAATTGAAAAAATGTTTTAAACATTTCAATTTCTGATTGAAACAACAAACAGTTTTCAAATTCTGAGGCAACCTCATTCGCAGTTTCAACACTCATGTGCTTAGGAGCAATACAAAGTGTAATTAGTTGGTCTAGCCAGTCAAGATACATTGATATAGCTGTAACTGCATTAAATGGATCAGTTGTTGGGCTAAATCCTTTTTCAGGATCAAAATCAACTTCAATATCAAAGAAACATGTATGAAGCTTAGGAGGTTCAGCACCTAAGTAATTGTCACTTAGGCATCGAAAAACTGCATTGATATCGCTCTCAAATAATTTTTTACCAGAGTGAATTCGTTTTTCTTTTTCAAATTCTGCTCGTTTTCGTGTGCTGAACCTACTTACTGGATCACCGTAAATGCTACGGTATTTACCTTTTGGATCACTATAATAGAACACATAGTTTGCAGGATATTCACGATATGCTCGTTTTCCTTCCAAAGTTCGTTCAACGACAAAGATTTTATCACCATCTCTGTCGTGAAGTGCATCTACATAACTCATTAAACCGTTTTGCCTACTGTGGTTAAAATTGTTTCTAGCAATTCTTGTTCTTGTTGAGTTTTACTGAATTCTGCTTTATGTGCAACACGAATGGCTTTTTTAAGTACGCTTGGCTTTACTTCTAATTCTTCTGCTACTGCTTTGATAGTATCACTTAATCCACCATTTAATGTTTCTATTTCTTGCATAACTTGCATACCCTCATTAATTAATTGGGTAAGTTTTAATTTTTGATCTGCGGAAAAAGTTCGTGTGTCCATGTTAGTCCTTATTAAGAAAGATACTTATTATACACGAATATGTAAAATAAGCAATCTTTTTTCTCCCAAATATGGTTAAAATAACAATGGCACGATTAATCGTGCCATTGTTTAAGTGAGTTAAGACTTATAGTGCCGGTTCACGCAACTTATGTCTTTGTAATTTTCCAGTAGTAGTTCTTGGAAGAAATTCTACAAAATGAATTTTAGAGGGAACTGCATGTTTACCTATAATATTTTTTGTATAGGCTTTCAATTCATTTGATTCAAGTTGAGCTTGTGAAGTAGGCACAATAAATGCTTCAATGTGTCCTATTCCTAAACTATCTTCAATGTTAACAACTGCGGCTTGTTCTATTTTTTCATGT